GAACGATCTGCTGCAGGTGGCATGGGTCTTGAAGAAATAAATCAATTAGATGATAGGGGCATACCTGCTACAAAAATTCTTACAGAAGCATTAGGCAAAAGCAGAGAGGAATTATCAGAATTTGGTAAAACTGCGGAAGGTGCTGCAGCAATGGTTAAAATTTTAACAGATGGTTTGCAAACAAGATTTGGTGGCGCAATGGAAAGTAAAATGGATAATCTTTCCACTAAAACATCAAACATGGTTATTGCCTTTAAACAATTGGCTGATGAGGTTTTTAAAAGTGGGTTAGGAGAATTCCTTAAAAATATGGCAGACAACCTTACATCTGCAGCTAATGCTATAGGAAGAATGGTAAGAAGTGTTGGTGGCAGACAAACAGTTGTAGATATAACAGGTGAAACAGACCCAGAAAAACAAAAAACAAAATTGCAAGAGATGATTGCTGAGCAAAGAGCAATATTTAAAGAAGCAAGCGCAAGTGTTGCAGAAGGTTTTGGCGGTCAAGTTATAGCAGATCAAAGAAAATCTTTTAACTTAATGAATCAATATTTAGGTCTTTTTACAGAACTAAATACAAAAGCAGAGGATTTAGGTAAGAAAAAAATACCGCCATTAGATCAAGCTGCAATTGAGTTTATGTCTGAGTTTAATAAGTTGTTAGATGATAGTATTCCTGAAATAGATAAAATTAATGAAAAACTTGTAGAGGTAGAGGGTCTTAGGGGGAAAATAGGTGAAGATGGAACTTTGTTAGCTACAGATGAAGAAATAGAAAGGGTTAAGACACACCTTAAAACATTAAGAGATGAATTAGATGAAACAGCATCATTTAGTGAAGAAATGCAACAAACAATAATCAACGCATCAAATGCTTTCACAACTGATTTTGTAAACTCATTAATGGATGGCGAAAACGCATTACAAAGTTTTAAAGACTTTTCTAAAAATATAGTTAGTCAAATTATCGCAATATATTTACAGATGGCTGTAGTAAACAAAATACTTAATACTGTATTTAGTCTTACTGGTGCTAATGCCTTACCGACAATAGGCGGTTTAGCAGGTGGCGGTAATGTATCAGCAAATACACCAGTTATGGTGGGTGAGCGTGGTCCTGAATTATTTGTACCTCATAGCAGTGGCAAGGTAATGAACAATATGAATACAAAAAATGCTATGGGTGGCACGCCTATAATAGTCAATCAGTCTGTAAATTTTGCTACAGGTGTTGTTCCTACAGTAAGAGCAGAGGTAACAAAAATGATGCCACAGATAGCAGATGTAACTAAGGGTGCTGTAGCTGAAGCTGCAATGCGTGGTGGTAATTTTAGGAGAGCATTACAAGGTGGCTAAATTAATATCAATGCCTGCAAGTCCTAACTTCGTAAGAAGCAACTGGTCGCTTGTAAGAACGGTAGGTACTACAGTAAGTCCTTTTACTGGCAAAACAAAAACACAAGAGTTTGATGGTGTGTACTGGACAGCAGAGGTTTCTTTACCTCCAATGCGTAGATCGCAAGCAGTTGAATGGCAGTCTTTTCTTTTAGAATTAAACGGCACAGTCAATCACTTTAAATTTGCTGACCCTGATGCTCTTACAAACACAGGAACATACAGCACAGGACACCTCACATCTGAACTAAGAACAAATAGCAGTTCAGTAACGCTTTCTTTTAGTGGCTCAACCATAACTGCAGGTGCTTCTACTTTTGGAAGTGCAAAAGTTGGTGATTTTATAGTTGTTACTGGTGCAACCAATGAAGATAACAATGGTACACATAAAATAACTACAGTAACAAGTGCAACAGTAGTCGTAACAACAAGTACATTCACAACAGAATCAAACACAGCAAGTTGTAAGGTCAGAACCAATGTCAAGGGTGCAACAGGATTATCGCTTCTCGCTTCCACAAACGCTGCTAGTGGCACTATTAAGAAAGGAGACTACTTACAGATACAATCGGCTGCAAACACCACAGCAACGCCCACACAAATAGTAATGGTTACGGAAGATGCAACGGCTACGGCTGACGGTGCGAAAGATTTTTATGGTGTAGCCATACAACCCAAGCTTAGATCAGACTTAGCAACAGGACATTACGCAGTATTCACAAATCCAAAAGGAACATTTAGGCTCATATCTAATGAGGTAAGTTGGTCAGCAGACCGTATATCCAACTACGGCATTAGTTTTTCTTGTATTGAGGTAATTTAATGGCAACTAGGCAGGGTTTAGATAGTTCTATCGTAAATCGTCTAGGCGCAGACGAACAAGCATTATTCTTTGCAGTAAAAGCAGAGTTTGACACAGATGACATTAGAGTTTGGTCAGGCATAGATGACTTAACAATAAGTTCAGAGACATATACTGGCGCAGGCACATTACTTAATGTAAGCAACTCAGAAGATAATTTAGAATTAAAATCTAATGGTTTGGTTATTTCTTTATCAGGAATGGACAGTACAGTGGTTACATATGCTTTAACTGAAAACTATCAAAATAGACCAATAACATTGTTTTTAGGCTATGTTATGGGTGGCACTAATGAAGTAGCAGGAAAACTTACATTGTTTAAAGGAAGAATGGCTAGCCTTGTTGTAAATGATACCCCTGAAGGCTCTACAGTGACTATAGATGCAGAAAATAGATTAGTTGACCTAGATAGACCATCAAACCTTAGATACACAAAAGAATCACAAAACTTTTTGCATTCAGGTGATACAGGATTTAATCGTGTTGCATCTTTACAGGACAAACAAATAAACTGGGGCAAAACATCTAGTAGCGGTGGCGGTGGTGGATCAATTGGAGAAGATGAATACAACCAAAGTTATAGAAATCAAAGAAGATGAAAAAACGACCTAATTGGGAACCTATGTTTCACGACTTTGTAAAACATAATAATTATCCTTTTGTATGGGGGCGAAACGATTGTTGCAAGTTTAGCAATGCTGTTATTAAACAAATTACAGGTGAAGATTTAATTCCTAAAAAATTAGATTGGCATGACGAAGAAAGCGCCATGAAAGCTATAGCATCTTATGGTGGTGATTTAGAAACTAGCATAGAGAAAGCCTGCAACGCAAAAGGCGTAGGTGAGATTGATAAAGCCTTTATGACTTGTGGTGACTTAGTTCTCTATTCACAAAATCAAGGCACATATTTAGTAGGTATGTGTAATGGTTTTGGAATACTAACACCTACAGATGATGGAATAAATGTAGTTGACAATGATCTTGCCTATAGAGTTTGGAGATTTGATTAATGGCTAAATCTATAAAAGCTGCAATAGTAGCAACCTTTGTTGTCATAACTGGCGGTGCAGCACTTGCATATTTTGGCACTGGTGTTGCAGCAGGTTCGCTTGCATATTCTTTTGCATTTTCAACACTTGCTTATGGCACAGCTACATTTGTAGGAGTTTTGGCTGCAAGTGTAATAGGAGAGATGACAACAAGGGGCATTAATGCTTCTGCAGGAAATTTTGGAAATAAATTTGCTACAAGAGCACCGTTAGCACCAAGACAAATAATTTATGGTGAGTGTCGTGTTGGTGGAACTATGGTTCATATAGAAACCAGTGGAACTGATAATTATTTATTGCACATGGTTGTTGCAATAGCAGGTCACGAAATAGAAAGCCTAGAAACTCTTAGAATTAACGACATAAATGCCACTACAACAACAAGCACAGTTAACGGCTCAACTGTTTACACAGTTACTAATTCTGATTTTACAAATACAGACAATGATAATAATTTTGGCTCAGGGAGATTAGTACGCTATTCATTTGAAGATGGCAGTCAAACAGCAGTCAATGGTTTTATGGATGCACAGCTTGCAAGCATGGGCACATCAGATAAATTTTTAGGCGTAGCTTATGTTTATATACAGATGGTTTTTGATGCTGAGAAATTTGGTGGCGGTCAACCTGCAATATCATTTAAAGTTAAAGGTAAAAATGTTTATGACCCTAGAACTGGTGCAAATGCAACCACAGATTTGCAAAGATCAAATCCTGCTCTTATTATCAGAGACTATTTAACAGACACACAATATGGAATAAAAGCCAAAGCATCAGAAATAAATGATACAACAAATGCAGGTGGCATAGCTTCTGCAGCAAATACTTGTGATCAACAGGTAACACTGGCTGACGGCTCAACACAAGAAAGAAGATACACAGCCAATGGGTTTACTAGCTTTAGTGCAAACGGTAATGGTGTTCTTGAGTCTGTTTTAAGTTCTATGGCAGGTAAAATGTCTTATGTAAATGGTGAATTTACAGTTTTTGCAGGCGCATCACAAACACCAAGCTTAACAATAACTGATAATGAATTATTAGCACCTATTGCTGTATCTACAAATTCAAGTTCAGGCGATCTTTTTAACTCTGTAAAACCTGTATATGTTGATGCAGCATTAAATTATGTGTCAACTGATGCAGAGGTTTATCAAGATTCTACATTTTTAAATGCAGATACGCCAAGTGGTGAAAGCACAGCTAATTATGTAAAACAAATGGAAGTTACCTTACCATTTACTGTAACAGACACTATGGCTCAAAGACTTGGGCGCATTGCTTTAAAAAGCCAAAGGCAAACAACAACACTTTCAGTAATGGTTAGCTTGCAATTTATGAGACTGCAACCCAATGATTGGGTTTATCTAACAAATGACAGACTAGGTTATAACCAAAAAGTTTTTGAAGTGTTGTCTACAAATATGGAGATGATTCAAGATGGTGAAGTGCCTATTATTGCAACTCGCTTAGAGCTTAAAGAAGTAGAAGCATCCGTATTTAACTTTGCAACTAATGATTACACCACAGGTCAAGCAGAAGGCTCTGATGTGTCAACAGGTGATTACAGTGTAACTGCACCAACAAACCTTTCTCTAGCACAGCAGAACGCCATTGACGGTACAACCAGTAAGGTAGACATACTTGTATCTTGGACTAACAACGCTAGTGATAAAGTTACGCTTACAGAGATAACTTATAAGCTAAACGGAGATGCAAACTACACATCAGACTTTACGGCAGGAAAAGGTGTAACAAAGGCATCTATTCCTAATGTGGTGGTGGGTAGCACCTACAATGTAAAGATTAGACATATAGATGTTAATGGTGTGGCTAGTGCTTATACTAGCGCAGTTAATATCACAATTGCT